TTGTAATCCAGTTTTTTAGCGGTAAGAGCAAAAACGAAGGTTCAACCTCATCACATTTAAAAATGACCTGTGCTAGAGCGACTGCTACCAGCACAACTTATGCGTCAGCAACAGATTTATCTGATGATAACGGTAGCATATTTAATCAGGTGAATAGCACTACCATTCAAGCTCCAATTTCTGCAATTTGGATTGACGAGTCTCACAGTGCTAGTACAACATATTTTTATCAGATTTATTTTTGTTCATCCGGAGGAAATACTGTTGCTCTTGTCAGGCCTCCAGCCGTAATTTCAATGCTCGCCTATGAGATTAAAAAATGATTTCAAGATTCGATGCTGTATTAAATTTAGTTGATACAGAAATTACTCAAAAAAAAGATGGGACTATAACTTATCGCGACAGGCAGACGCCGCCTAGCGAAGAACAAATCCAAGCAAAGATTGCAGAACTCCAAGCAACAGAACCACTACGCTTACTACGTATCCAACGCAACCAACTCTTAACCCAAACCGATTGGCGAATGGTTTCTGACTACCCAGGCACTAATCAAACCGAATGGCAGACGTATAGACAAGCTTTACGGGACATCACCACACAGACCCCATCACTAGACTCAAACGGACAACTGTCGGGCATTACCTGGCCCACACCTCCAACCGATTAAACTAAAGCTGGGCATGAAATACTTATTACTGCTTCCACTTGTACTGTTCGGGTGTTCGGACTGGCCTACGAAGGATACTCAAGAGCTCGAACAAAATCCGATTGAAATCAAGATTGACATACAAAACACACTTAACGATCCAGCAGATAACGATACCCAACATGTAGATGTTGACAGCAACAGTGACAGTGATTCCAGCAGTGACAGTAACAGTAGTTCTGAAGCAACGATAGATAACAGTACAGGGTTGATTTACTACGAATTTCAAATGATTAACTAAAGGCCGAGTATATGCCAGACATGGTTCAAGTCCTTTCTGACTTAGGGGGCACACTAGGATCACTCCTAGCGGCATTTATCTACATCTGGCATCTCCAAAAATCCTTTCAAATTGAACGAGATGGCTATCGTCAAGAACGTGATGAATTACGGAAGGAAGCACTCGAAGAAAGAACACGATGGGTAGAGAAGGATAGTGAAGCAGACTTGCGCATGATTGAACTGCAGCAGTCAAGTTATCAAAGTTTGATGGGTGTTATGCAAGACACAGCAAAAGTTTTGCAGGATTTACATAGCTCAATAAATGAGCTGAAGGTCATGATTGGGGATTCCAAAAAGTGAAACCCTTACTCTTCTGTCTGCTCTTCTTAACGACAACAGTCCAAGCTCATGATGAATTGCAGTACAAAACTCACTTCCTCTTCACCTGGACCAGCAACTGTGTGCATCGAATCCTTCCAGATTTCCAAAGACAAGGGATGCCGTATCAGTTTGCACTTGCCATAGCAAGTCAGGGGTGTGGATGTGTAATTGATCAGTTTCGGAAGAAACACAATCAGAACGAGGTGCTGGGATTTAGTAATGAAGAGAGGATGAAAAAATCAATGTACTACACACAAATCTGTGCAGGCGAAATCAAGGAGATGTGATGTCAGTGAGTGAGTCTAAACATTTTGCAAAGTCTGAGCTGCAGTGCAGTTTCTCTGGAGAGTGCGAGATCGAGGAAGATGCGATTGCAAAGCTAGAGTCACTGAGAGAGGAATGGGGGAACCCGATGAGGTTGTCCTCGGCATATCGATCTGCAGAAAATCCAAGAGAAAGGACAAAAAAAACTGGTCCAGGATACCACCACGGGGTGAACGGCAACGGAGGTCAGGCATTTGATGTATTGATTGCAGGCGAGGATGTGATCCCCTTCATTGCCCTAGCGATCAAACATGGCTTCAAGGGGATCGGGGTGAACCAAAAAGGTGAATGGAATCAAAGATTTATCCATATTGACACAAGAGACAAATATGCCTGCTGGAGTTACTAAATGGAATGGTTAGAAATGATCAACTCTGCAGTTGAATCCGGTGGAGTCGAGTTAATCCTGACAGCAGTCGGATTGCCTGCTGCGGCAGTGGGGGTTGGGATTTATCGCAAGGTCCGAAAAACAAAGAAACTGAAAGAGCAAATCCTTGGCTAAGCAATTGGTTGAAATCGCGATCCCCCCTGGGTTTGTGGATGGGACTCCAAGGATGATCAAGCAGAGATGGATCTCAGGGAATCATGTTCGATTCCGAGATGGACGACTCCGACCCATTGGCGGATGGCAGGAATTCCCTCTGTCACGACACTCTGAGACTCTGGACTCTGCTTGCAGAGGGCATCATCAGTGGAGGAACAATTTGGGTGTTGGTCTGATGGCATTTGGAACTGCAGGGTCAGGTCCTCCCAACTATGGGAAACTCTATGCTGCCGAGATCGGTAATCCTGCGACCTTCACAGATTCAACTGCAGACACGACAAACGGCAGTAATCAGATCACCGTAGATGATGGGACTGCGTTTGAGATTGGAGATTTAATCTCCGGTGCAGGGATCCCTGCAGGTTCATCGATTACAGCAGTTTCAAACAACACGATCACAATTTCTGCGAATGCAACGGCAACGGCAACGAATATCACCGTGACGGTGACTCCCACATTATCACGACCACGACTCTACGACATTACCCCCGCAGGTTACCAGGCTACCGGAGATTCGGAGTTCCGACCTGCCTATGGTTACTACTATTATGGTGGGGTTGGTCTCTATGACTACGGGACGACCTATGCAGGTTCTGGATCTGCAAGCTACAGCAGAACAGCCCACTGGAGTTTAGATAACTTTGGCGAAAACATGATCGGGGTTCAGTCTGGAGACAAAGGGATTTTCTACTGGCAAGGAGATCCCGCCACTGCTGCAGAGGAGATCACAACAGCCAACGGGTACACAGAAACTGCTCCGACTGCTGTTGCCGTTCTAGTCACGCAGGAACGTCATGTTTTGGCACTGGGTGCAGCAGGCGATGCACGGCAGATTAAATGGTCATCGCAGGAGACTGTCGATGTTTGGACCCCCAATGCAACGAACACGGCAGGGGATCTGATTCTGCAGACCACGGGCTACATCGTCTGCGCAAAAAGAGTCGTCGGGAATGTGCTAGTCTGGACAGAAACGGATGTACATCAACTCAATTACCTGGGACCTCCGTTAGTTTATGGAGTGACAAAACTGGCAGATGGTGCAGGGGTCTTCTCTCCATATGCCATTCATTCCAGCTCAGAAATAACATGCTGGCTCAACAAGTCTGGATTCTGGATTTTTGATGGATACGCCAGACCTCTTGAGTGTCCCATTCAAGATCGGGTCATGAGAACAGTCGATTGGTCTCAGGAAGGACTGATCTATTCAGGCGGGAACTCTGAATTTGGGGAGGTGTGGTGGTGGTGCCCTTCTCGATCTGGGACAGTAGGAAGATGCGGATACTATGTAATTTATAACTATCGGGACGGAGTCTGGTACGACAGTCTCCCTGACTCTGGGATCACGAGGAACTGCTGGATGGATAAGAACATTTTGAACTCCCCCATTGGGATCGATCCTTCCGATAATAAAATTTACACCCATGAGTCTACCGATCCTGATCAGACCACGACTGCAGAAGCCGAAACAGGTGCCATCGACATCATGAACGGGGAACGATACTCAAGGATTTCAAAAATCTTCAGTGACTCTGACCAAGACGAAGCAGGTTCCATTAATTTCAGATTCTTTACTGCTTCCTCCGGTGACGATGCAGAAACCGAATCCAGTGACTATCCTCTGGAGGCTGACGGGGAGATCGATGTACGACTGCAGGGTCGTCAAGTACGTTATAAAGTCACAGGGGCACTGACTGCAGGAGATTGGACTGTTGGAAATACTCGATTTGAAACGCACATTGGAGGGAGACGATGATCCTGCCCAACCCCCCAGGGACTTACTTGCAAGCCTACTTTGCACCTGTCCTGCAACAGATTGCCAGACTGCTGACAACCTCATATCAAAAAGGGTCTGACGTAGAATTGAACTCAGATCAACGACTAATTATTGTTTCACCTAACGGGACCCGTTACCAAATAAAGACGGATAACTCAGGGAATCTCTCCACTTCAGTTGTGAGTTAACTATGATCCGACAAGACGGAAACGGAAACGGGAACCAAAACAATCAAAGAACTGGCAGATCCAAAGAATTTACTGTTGATCCTTTGACGGGTGCATTGGTCATGGCAGGCACTAGTTATCTGCTGAATCAAGGTGGTCCGAAACAGTCAGGGACTCGAACCTCGACACAGCAGAACCTACCGAACTGGGCAATCCCCTTTGCACAGAACACTCTGGATATGGGTCGGTATTTTACGAATAATCCAGACTATCGGCCAAGAACCTTAGATCAGGATTATTCAGGAATCCGAGGATTTAACCCTGACGGATCTGCAGTCAGTCAAGTGGGCCAGTACGGGTTGAATCCTTTGAGTATGCGACCTCAAGCACAATCCCAACAAACCAATGTGGGTCCATCTCCACAATACCCTGACATTCTTCCAGGCATTGAATACACCCCCGAAAAACCTGCAATGGAGGTCTTTGGCAAAGGACAGCTCAGTTTTGATCAGTATCAACAATACAAGGGATTCCTAGATCAAGGGATGAGTGAGGACGAGGCATTTTCTCAGGCAGGT